TTCCCGATAAATACGCTCGCAGCGAAGCGAGAGGAAGATTTATCGGGAAACGGCGCAGCCGCCTGACCTTTTAGCCGACATAAAGCCCCGTGCTTGCTTTGCCTTTGTAAACGGAAATGATTGCTCCGCTTTCCTCTGAAAAGAGGAATAGAACCTGCAATATATATCACCATAGTGATAGGTTTGCATGTTGGTATGCTGGTATGTTTGCATGTTGGTATGTTGATATGTTGGTATATCATCACGCTTTCCAACGGCTGTTGGGCTTGCCGTCCGAAACAACCGACACGAATCTTTTCCAACAACACTTTGCGGACTTTCGCCGCCCCGAACGATTCAACACGGAAAGCGAGGGCGGCTATCGTTTCGAGGTTGTAAACCTCCGCGCTGTATTTGTCCGATATGCGGATAATGCGCTTTATGTCATATACGCTCAAAACTCCGCTTTTGCAGAGTGCCTTTATCCCTGCCCGAACCGTCGGGGCGATAACCCCGAACAGTTCGCAGATTTCCCACTCGGTCATGGCGGTTGCATCTATATCGTTCGGCAGGAAGATATTGCCCTGCCCGTCCATCGTGATAATATTCCTTTCTTCTTTCATCGGTATTCTGTTTTTAATTAGATGGCTCGACAGATATTCTTCTCCATATCTTCCAACTTGTGCGACAAGGTTTCCATGTCTTGGCTTATCTTCTGGGCGGTGATTTTGGCGTAAATTTGGGTGGTCTTTATGTTGGTATGCCCTAAAAGACGGCTCACCGTTTCGATGGGTACGCCGTGCGATAAAAGTACGGTCGTAGCGTTCGTGTGGCGTGCAACATGGTAGGTCAAACGTACCTTGAAGCCGCATTGTCTGCCTATCTCTTTAAGTATCTTGTTGCAACTTCCGTTGCTCGGAACGGGGAAAACATGACCGTCCCTTGCCAGCCCCTTGTATTTCTCCATGATACGCTTGGGAACGTCCAAAAGACGAATGTTCGATTCGGTGTTGGTTTTCTTTCTTCGGGTGATTATCCACAGATTGCCGTCGAAGAATGTTTGCAGGCGGTCAATGGTAAGGTTCTTCACGTCCGAATACGCCAAACCCGTAAAAACAGAAAAGACGAACAAGTCCCGTACAAGCTCGTGGGTGGCGTTCTTCATCGGTGCGTCCATGAGCGTCTGTATCTCCGTTTGGGTGAGGTAGCCCCTATCCACGCTTTCGGGAGAGTTGATATATCCGGCAAAGGGATTGAACGGCAAACGCCCGTCGTTCCTTGCAATGGAAACGATGTGTTTCAACACAATCATGTAGCCCCACACGGTATTGGTGCGGCATTTCTTCTCCGTGCGCAGAAAATACTCGAAATCGTTGATGAACGTGAGGTTGAGTTCCTTTAACGGAATATCCTCACGCCTGTAGGTATGGGGCAAAAACTCCCGAATATGGTTGCAGACCGTCCGATAACGGGTAAATGTACCCTGCGCCCTGCTGTGCCCGACTTTCTTCTCAAACTCGGCGTTGTGCTGCTCGAACAGTTTCAGCAAAGTTTCCTGCTTGACGCCGATACCGAGATAGGCGTCTTTGAGTTTGGCGGCGGTAACATAACCGTCCGTCTGCATTAACTCTTGATAGCGGCGGTTTACCTCCACACGGATTTTATCTACCGCAAGGTTGATTTTCTGTGCTTCGACGCTCTTGCCCGAAGCACGGCTGTTCTTCACGTCCCACAACCGTGGGGGAACGTCCATCTTGCAACTGAACTGTTTAATCTCGCCGTCCACCGTGATACGGCACATTAAAGGCAGGTTGCCGTTCGGCTTCTCGCTGCCTTTCTTCACTATCCACCAAGCCGTCATCTTGGATTTGATTGACTGCATGAATAGCATCATTGCGCCAATTGGTAAAATAGGCTTTTGCTTCCGAAGAAAAGTCCAAAATGTCAGGAACTATTTCGCCATCCTCATTTACTATAAAAGGCAAACTCATCACTTTGTTGATGATATTTTCCCACATAGACGAGTATTTGTCAAAAGTGGTAAAAGCGTTTTCTTCATCTTGCCAATCTGATATTTCCTGTGAAGACGGATAAACAAAAATTATTCTATCAATCAACCCATTGTCCTTATAGCCTTTATCTGTAAGTTCGTGCATTCGGGTGGTCTGCATCGTACCTACCATATTTATAAAAGGATGCTCTATGTGAATAGGTATGGGCATACTGCATCTGGAAATGTCTAAAGGTTTTCCGCTGAATGCAGTCAATAACTGTTCAATAAGTTGCCCTTTGCTGTATTGATTCACAGCATTGAACATTCCCATAATTTCATCCACATATACCACAATACCACGCTGGTTGTCATCAAGCGCACGCATTAAAGCTTCTGGGGTAAAGTCGGATATTATGGTTCTTCGCAAAATCGGTTTTTCTGGCAATGGAGTGCAATTTTCCTTCTTCCCTTTGTTGTCCTCTACCATATTATTATATTGCTCCATATCAGACTTGAATTGTTTGACAGCTTTGGCATCATGCTTGCGAATTGGGCGAAAAGCAAAGTCTAACGGGGGAGTTTTGCCCATTCCGGGGCGGCCAACCAATATCATATAGAGGGCAGGATTACTTATCCAGCCACCACGAATACGGATATTGACAGCATTACCGATGGCTGTTGAAATTGCCGCCAAAAGAGAAGCCATCATATATTCAATGGAATAATTCTCTTGTCGTGCCAATGCCAATACCATATCCTGAATTTTAGCAGGAAAAGCATTCAAAGGAATCTTGTCTTCAAGTATCCCTCCAAATTCCATTCTGATTGCATTGCATAAATCGAGTGAATCCATTAGAATCGGTTGTTTCTTTTAGACTTTATGAATCGGGCAGCTTCGTCCTCCAAGTCTTTTTCGGACTTTACCTTGCCATCTCGAAGCCACGCATCAATCTCCGATTTTAGAAACATGATACGTTTACCTCTTTTATGAAATGGGATTTGGTGGCAGCTTGTCCATCCATATACTGTTTGCTCTGCCGGATGACTGGGAATATAATCGCACAACTCCTTTAAGTTCATCCATTGCTCGGTTGGAATACTCGGACTTTGAGTGTTGAGACCGTCAATCTTAGAATCCAGTTCATTCAATTTATCCATCATCCACGACATTGCCTTGGGTAAATCTTCAAAAGTAATGTTCTTTTCACTCATACTGCTATCTGATTTATGTTTGATTTTTCGGCAAAGTAATCGTGATTTAGCATACTGATTTTATGATGGACTGTGTCACATAAAGAAACAGCAGCGAAACAGAAATACCATAAGGAATATGTATTGATTATCAATGCAAATGATGAAAAACGTCAGTAGTAGTTTTTTATGGTAATGTACCCAATCATAAGGAAATCATTAGGTGGTCATAATAACAGCTCATAGGTAAAAACAAAAAGCCACCCACGCAGAATCTACGCAGATGGCTATGCCTATCAAGTGGGACAACACTTTTATTCCGTTTGTGATAAAGCTAATTTGATAGTTTCTGTTGCTTTCTCCTTTTTCTCATCTACAACCTTGGCATACACTTGAGTGGTTCGTACATTGGTATGCCCCAACATTTTGCTAACGGTATAAATGTCCGTTCCTCCAGCCAGTTGAAGGGTAGCGTAGCTGTGCCTAAAGCAATGGAAGGTAATGTGCTTGGTAATTCCGGCAGCTTCAACCCATTTTTTAACAGGGCGATTTATCCATGATGGGTCAGGTAATCCGGCAAACACTAATAATTCTCCTTCTTTTTGCTCTCCGCAAAGATTATATGCTTGCTCTGAAATTGGCATATACTCAACACCTTTTGTCTTTTGTTGCGTAAAGTTCAGCCGATAACCACCATTGAATTGTTCCACCTCCGACCATTTCAATTTCTGAATGTCGCAATGTCGGATTCCTGTTAATGCTGAAAAGAGTGCGGCTCGTTTCAATAATGGGTCACACGGAGTTTGTGCCAGTCGGTTCAACTCTTCTATTGTCAGGTATTCTCTGCGACTCTCCCTTTCCTGAATGCCTTTGACTTTCGCTGCAATATCAATAGTCAGATAGCCATCTATAAAGGCTTGTTTCAATCCTGCCTTGAAAATTGAGAAGTATGTTGATGCTGTATTTTGAGAAATTGTACCTCGTTTAGTACCACCTTGCGGTGCGTTCATTATGAATTGACGGAACGATTCAACCAGCTTTAAGTCTATCTGCGAAAAGAGAATGGTATCACTTTTTGCAAATATCTTCAGTAACTCATGTACTCGCCTCCAATTGACAATAATAGAATCGGAACTATGGGCATGTCTTGTTCGTTGCACATGGTCGAAGTACTCAATAAAATTACTTCGGGAGCGTTCCAACTGCTCCGCCTGTTCTGCATCGGTATCGGCATATAAAGCTGCATTGTCGTATTCCTTTTGTCTTAGGCTTCTGACTTTATCGGCATAGATACATGATTCTTGGTCTAATTGCGACTTGCATTGAATAACACCGTTTAAATCTCGCTTCGGCTTATAAGTAGTTTTGCCTTCGGCATTAGTCCTTGCATTGCGTGATTTATCCCAAATAGGTGTTGTAATGGTACGATTGAGATATTCACGCACTCTTTGTGGCGTATGTTTTCCAGATTGGAATACAGGATAAGATTCCACATAAAGATACCATTCATCACGATATTCAGACTTGCGGAGCTTTACCGACACACGTGTATTAACTAATGCTTTCTTCATCGCTTCATATCCTTGACATAGTAATTACTTTCACTTAGATTGTTTAATCATATTGCATATAGCTTCTGACAAATCTTGATCAGAATTATCTTTCCCCCAAATACTCCAGAAAGGAACTGTTTGACTTGATGGTTTGATTGAAGGTTCATTTATTTTTACTCTAGACGGTAATAATGTAGCATCACCAACAATAATTGCTTCTGCGATGTCAAGCAAAGAAAGATTGTCGGCAATATTACCAAGATTATCTGGTAGTAGTCGTTTAATCACATTTTGATCATCCACATTTGTAAGTCGAAGACTAATAAAATTATTACATTGGCTTAGTACTGTACGATTTACTTCTGAAGGTCTTTGACTGATTATCACAAGACCAACTCCATATTTTCGTCCTTCCTTCGCTATTCGTTCAAAACTTTTCAAACCTATTTCTGCAACAGCATCTTGTGAAATAGATTGCTGAACATATAAGTGTGCTTCATCACATAATAGTGCTATTGGATGACGATGTTCCATTGAACTCCATTGTTGAACAGTAAATACAATTCTTGCCAATAGACCAATTACTAAAGGAAGTACATCTGATGGTACTTCTGACATATCTATAACCTTGACCCCACCATCAGCCTTCATCAGAACTCTGGCGAAATCTTTGAGCCAATTTTGCGATTTTTCTTCTGTTTGTAAACTGAACATAAATCCCATTCTCTTATCTGAAAGTTTATTCTCCAGTCTTTGATTGAACCGTGTTAACTTCCCATTGTATGGGCCTAGCTTTTCAGAACCGGCTCTTGCACCAGGTACCATTTCTTCGTCTTTGGACTTTAGCCGAGTTAACACTGTTTGCAAGTCGTAAGCTACGGGACTATCAACAGTAATCAGATGTTCATATATTGTTCCTTCTACACCTTTTTCTTTTTCGGCAAGAACTTCACGAGAGAATATCATTGCTTGATTTGGTGCATTTTGGTCACTACGATCTAATAACAATGCCTGCATTTCCTCATAATTTAAGAGCCAATAGGGTACCATAAGTATATTGTTGTTGAGTTTTTCAGAGGTAGCCAAATCTCCTGGTGTTGCAATTTTATATTGTTTGATGCCATCTATTTTGAAATCAGTAGAGGAGTATTCTCCGTGGATATCAAACAAAATTGCATTAGAATGTTTTAATTTAGCCATTTGTTCAACAATACATGCAACACAAAAAGATTTACCACTCCCTGTAGAACCCACAATAGCAGCATGTCGTTGAAATAGTTTATCTCCATCCATATATGCTATAGAACTTTCATCCATTGTATATTTCCCTATTGCAAGAGGACTGATGGAAGTCGCTAATTTGTTGGATATTGTTTGCATGAGGTCTGTGAGACGTGTTCCTTCAATCTTATAACATAAGGCACTTATAGATGGAACTGCACTAACGTTTCTTCTGAACACGTTACTTTGCTCTCCAGCTTTGTCCATAAATTCACCCACAAAAACTAACCTAACTTGGTTAAATGCCGAAGAAGTATCTTCTTCATCCTCGTCATCATTCAAAGTCATATCAGTAGCCTTGCGATAGATTTTTACTATCATTGCTATAATGTAACGACCAGATTTCGGACTTTGAATAGCTATAAGTTGATTAATTTGTAACTGGGACAGAACATCGTCAGAATCTATAATGGCTGTTGCCATACCTGTGTCTACACTATTTATTGAGCCTATTGACTCACCTTTATCATATCTTAATACTATACTTTCCATTTTTTATATTTCCATTAATCCTTCTATAGTCCAATATATTTTGTCATCAACAATTATAGAATCACTATTTGTATGAAAAACAGTACCCTTAGCACCATCACTACAAATAGCGATATAATCATATCCTTTATCTATTACATTTTCTTTTATTGAATTTGTAATTTCTTTGGTAACAATCAGTATTTTTGCCTTTCTCTTTTTGGCATATTTAAGCAACATTTCTTGAACATGTTTGTCATTAAAACCATAACCAATACAAACATAGTTTTGGGCACTTTCAAAGATTTTGTCCACAGCTGATAAAAGTTGTCTATGTGGTTCCTCTTGAGTACGTTCGTATTTATTAGTTCCTGGAGTTACGATACATGGTGTAAACCCTAATGGAATATTGACAGAATTGGGGATATTGCAAATGATTCCATCTCTCCTATACCAGTCTAGGGAACCGTGAACTTTCAAGATATTAATAAATCCAGTATAATCAGCCTCCGGCTTTTTAGGATTTAGCATAATATTATCTTTTAACTTTCCCATCAGTCCGTGAGTAAAACCTATATTAATGTAAGCGTCAGTTTGACAAGCTGCATACTCGGCAATCCTATCATAATTGGTTGAGATTACATTTAGCGTTTTATTCGGATCTCCATATATAATATAATCAAATAGTTGTCTTAGATTAATATCTTCTCCACTTATAAACCTTTCATAGACTTTTGCATCGGATTCAATAATAACCTTCCAGACAATATTTACTATATCTGCTTCAACAATTTCAGGAACCTTAACATCCAGCAATGCAGCTTCCAAACCTACACCTGAATCTAAAAGCTTTATGAAATCACTAACGACATCATTAGTAGCTGTATCATAATATGGATTTGATTTAAAGAAGTTTTTTAACTCATTTGCTAAAACACCCATTCCTGGTATGCCATAGGAAACAGATGCTCCACTTCCCAATACAATTACAGGATTGGAACTTCGTATGTTTTGAATATCTTGAACACTCGTGTCCGGTAAAATTCCGGACTAGTTATTAAAAAGTTTAACAATTAAAACAAAGTAGGTTCGGTAGAACCATC